CTTTTGGCCTAAGTACGTGCCTGAAGTGTTATACCTATCAATAACACTGTTATAGTTTGTTCCTATAACCAATAACTCATTGTTTGTACTATCCCAACAGACACCTTTCGCAGTTCTTTGTCTGGTAGTACCAGTGATAGTATATGATGCCTCTTCCGCAAAAGTAGTGCCGTTTAATTTCTTTAAGTTGCTGTAAGTAGTGCTACCGTAAGACACTATCCAGTAGTTAGTGCCGTCAAAAGTTAATCCTTCAGCCGAGGTACTAGAAGAGTAGTGAATAGTTCCATCCCACTCCCCAATGGCTTTACGAACCGTTGCAGGTGCAGGATATGTAGTTGTGTCAGTATCAAGATAGCCTTGCCTGAGCCACTTGTTGCCTTCAGCATCTGTGTATAAAAGGTCTGTGGAGTTTATTGGCTTTATGTCATTAATTTCAGAACCGCCACCACCACCTATAAAATCTGTAAAATTACTCATGCTATTACCCATCCTACTGTAGAGTTTGTATATATAAATTGGACTGAAAGATATTCTTTATCTAACGTCATATCAGTGCCGCTAGACATTATGTTGCTTCCATTACGTCCGATTACTGTGTCTGTGAAGTTTTCGACAGTAACTAAAACTCGTTGGCCTATTGTGGGAGACGCAGGTAATGTAATTGTCTGTCCCGCAGTGTTTACATACACATGCGTGTTAGCTGTAGCTGTGACACTGCTACCTGTCACTATTGATGTAATGCCTACCGATACAGGCTCTGACGCAATCTTTGCCGCAGTAACAGCATCGTCTAAAATCTTAGCAGTGGTAACAGTGTTATCACTTGGAGTACCTATGTTACTAACAGATATAGCGGCAACCATAACCTCAATGGCTGTCGTATTAGGAGGCGCTGTCGAGAACGTAACCACGGCAGGGTCGGCGGTGCTTACAGAATAATTTGATTTGCTTTGGTATACACCATCAATATACACGAAGGTATTATTTTCTGCCGCTAGTCCACTAAGCGTAAACGTGGTATCAGAACCATCACCTGTAAACTGACTCAAAGTAATATCAGTCGAACCTTGCGGCCCTACTGCACCCTGTGGCCCCGTGAGGCCAATTGAGCCTTGCGGCCCTGTCGGGCCAGTTGCACCCGTCAATCCCTGTGATCCTGTTGAGCCTGTCAAACCTTGTGGCCCTTGCGAACCAGTTGCACCTTGTGGCCCTGTAGGCCCAGTCGCGCCTGTGCTTCCATCAGTGCCGTCACTACCAGCAGGGCCAGTTGGGCCTACCACACCTTGGATTCCTTGTGGCCCTGTAGCACCTTGGGAGCCAACACCGCCGTCCGATCCGTCACTACCAGCAGGGCCAGTTGGGCCTGTCAAACCTTGTGGCCCTTGTGGCCCTGTAGCACCCTGTGGCCCCGCTGGGCCAACGTCTGCCGTGAGCCACCCAGAACCACTATAGACTCTAAGAATATCTAATGTTGAATCGAAATAAAGAGCGCCAGCTATTAGATTGGTGGTCGGCGCTGATCCTAGAATCCCCATCCATGATTGGTTAAAAGAGGCAAGGCTGGCTGCCGCTTCTGTTGCAGAAGAGGCGGCTGCTTGAGCCTGCGCTAACGCATCCCCTTCAGCCGCATCCTGAAGCGTTGCCGCAGAGATATTGTCGTAAAAACCAGACATAAATTAATACCCGCTTGAAACGTAATTTGCCGCACCAGCCGTCTCAGCGGTGCGGGTGTGTGCTGTAATTCTTGAGAAAGCTGTCTGATAGCCCATTTCCCAGCGGCTGTCATCGGTGTTTAAAAACCGGGAAGCCTCGCTAAGTGCGCCATATAAATACATTTCTGGGACAGTCTTTAAAAGATCATTAGTTGGATTAGTGTCTGTCAAAGGATCAACTTCGTAATAATAAATAACTTTTATTTTGTCAGTAGGAGACATCGTTGGTGTTGGAAAAAATACAAATTCGTTTGCTTCACGCGCAAAACTTGTAGGAATGCCCGATCTCTCTGTTTGGCTGTGAAGAAGTGTTAAGGTCATTCGGTTAAGAGGCTTACCGTTGTAAAAAACATCTTTCATTTCTAAAAAGTCATTTGGAATTGTTGCGTATCCCGCAGAGTCGGGAATTATGTACGCTGTCTTTTCAATAGACGGAATCCTAAGTTCATGCGCCAGTCGAGACTCAACTAGGCGTATAAAATCTGGTATTTCAGTTGCTAAATCGGTTCTATTTAACCAGTTAGCGATTGCGGCTTGAAGGCCACTATAAGTAGTCATGCTCATAGTCTGCCACCGCCTGTGCGAAGGTATGCCCACTCAGGTGCGTTAAGCTTCTTCTTCATTCTCGCCAAGTCTTCTTTATTTGGGGACATGACATTTATACCTTCCTGCATCCACTGCACAGCTACAACATCGGGTATGGTTGCTACGCGCACCAAATCGCCCATGCGCCGACCTTCAGCTTGCTCTCTTGCCCTTTTATTGGCTTCAAGAACTCCAGTAACGTCTTGAGAGTGACTGATATGAATTTTGTCATCGCTTTTGTCGTGCTGAACATTAGCGATCATTTTGCCAGTTTGGGAACCAGGCATTTGTAACCTCCCTAAATAAATAAAAGGATGGCCCCGTAGGGCCACCCAGATTTATTACTTTAAGCAGTAAGGGCGTTAATCAGACCTGATGCTTTGTCGTTTTCACAAACCAAAGTTTGCTCAGTCAACATTTGCTTCTTCTCGCTGTCGCCATTACGGGCGAGGTTGATAGTCTGCATTGGACGCAGCACTGCGCGTGACCAATACTCTGTGTCCAAAACGAGACAAGAGTTGGCCTGGAGGAAGCGATTTGGAACCACGCTGCACTCGCCGAAGGGCGACACATATAAATCCACGGAATTCACAATTTTAGTGCCAGTGCTAAAGTCACGCTCACGGCCTGCTGAAGCAGCAAAGTTGGCAACAGTTACAGAGTGAGATGGAGTCACCTGAATCTGGTTGGGATCGCCGCCAGCTTCATATACAGACTGCAAAGTGGACAGAAGAAGTGCTTCAGTAAAAGTTCGGTTAGAACCGGCAGTGTTAGTTGTCGCTGCGTTGATCTGGTTCTGAGCAGACGTAAGCTGACGAGCGGTTGTTGCGTTACCGGCAGTACCTGCCTGTCCAGCACCAACAAAGGCATGCTCTATGTCTCTACGCAATTCTTTTCCTTTCATCGCGATATTCATCGCCAAGTCCGAATCCCTACCGTGCTTTTCTACGGCTTCAGATGTACCTGAACTCTGGACTACCTTGGTGAAAATCTGCGTGTTAGCAGTTTTCATGGTGGTGGTGTTGTTACTTGC